GATACATTTTTAGAAAAACCTCCACCAATCTGTTGACCATTCCTACCGTGCATTGTAACCATCATCATATTTTCGTATTCCATATCATGATAAAGTATGTCAGCTACTTGTTGTCCTATGTCGTTTACTTCCACTAAAACAAATGCTTCGTTGTATTTCTGAGCAGCGGTGAAAATAACATTAGGATATAACATTGGTGAAATGTCATTTTTTCGGTACTTTGCAACTTGACGGTAAGGTTGCTTCGTTACATCAAACAAAGAAAATGCAGAGTAGTCAAGACCGACTCCTCTCGCAACATCACACACCATCACATAAGTATGTCCCAATATCGGTTCTTGATAAACATCCAATCCACCCTGTTGATAAACTGGTGCTTTGTAAGCTAACGAAAGAAGTTTCTCTGTAGAAATAAGTGTGTTAGAACTACCGAGAAACGAACATTCAAACTCTTGTTGGAACTGTCGTTCTGAAGTATTTCGTATGGTTTTCTCTTTCCATTCTTGGTCTCTATCTGGAACTTGTGACCAATGAACAGAAATTGGAGAATAATCATTGTTCTTCTCTTCGGCATCTGTCCACAATTTGTAAAACAGATTCATTCCGTTTGGAGTAGATACTATGAATACTTTTGTGGTTTTACCAGAAGAAATCGTAGGATACACAGAACTGAAAAACTCTTCAGAAATGTTAGAAGGAACAAATGCAAACTCATCTAGAAAAATGATGTTGAAAGAACCACCTCGAATAGCAGAACCAGAAGTTGAACTAGCGAGAATCTTTGAGCCGTTTTCTAACTCAATATTTCCTTTGTTCCATATCAGTATTCCTTGTTGCAACCACTTCGGCATATGTTCGTAAGCAAGTTGTAATCTTCCAAGAAGTTCCATCGCAGTTGTTTTCTTGTTCGCAAGAATTGCAACCGAAACATTTTCGTTGAAAAGAATGTAATGAAGAAGGTAAGCAAGGATAGTAGTTGATTTACCAGATTGCCTGGCCATCTTACAGATCACAAATCTTTCGTTGTGAAATCTGTTAATCATATCTTCTTGGTAATCACGAACATCAAAATTTATCAACCCTTCATCTAGGGAAACAATTTTGATATGTTCAGTTACAAAATGCAGAGGATCTTGTTGACATCGGATGTACTCTCCTACTTGTTCCTCTGACCAATCTTGAGGTACGTGAGCAGATTTGAGTAACGGATTTCCTAAGTAAGTTCCATGTTCAGTCATAATTTATTTTAATGGTGGAGCGTAAAGTAAACCGCCTCGGTTATATAATTTATTAAGACCTCGTTTTAGTCCTAACTTCTGTATGATGTTACGGTCAAATATCTCTTCGTAATTTCCCACTTGTTTAATTATATCATACGACCAAGTTGCCGACAATCCCATTTTGACACCAAGATTTGGATGGTCATCACCATTCTTTTCTCCCATAAATCTTTGAACATTTGGGTCTATATTATCTATGAAGGTATCAATGTTTTTTGAGTTGATGCCCATCTCTTCTGCAATAAACAAAACATATACTGTCCATCTTACTATGTCAGACCATTTTTGGTCACCATACCTAACTACCGGCCCAAGTGGTTCTTTAGAAATTATCTCTGGTAGTATGATGTGTAATTCGGGATTGTTGAACCCTAAACGATTTGAGGCCAACCCTGACCTATCTGTACCATACATATCACATTCACCCCTCAGATACACATTTTGAGACTTTTCGTTCTCAGGGACGATTATAGGAATATATTTTATTTCGTGTAACTCCATGAAGTCTGCAATGTTCTTTGCAGCTGTTCCAGACCCCTTGAAACATATTTTAGCACCATGCATCTGTTTTGCAGAGGATACACCTAGTGTTCTTTTAGTGATAAATCCTTGACCATCATAATATGTTGTTGGTAGAAACTCAAACTTCTTTTGAACATTTCTTGTAAAGGTGTATGTAGTTGCAGCAGACAACATATCAATAGTTCCATCTATCAAATGTGTAAATCTAGAAACTCCATCTACTATTTCATATTGTATAGCATCTGTATCTCCAAATACAGCTGCTGCGACTGCTTTGCAAATATCAACATCAAATCCTTCCCATACTACACCAGTTTCAGAATCATATACTTCTTCGGAGAAGCCAGGAAAATCATCGTTAGTTCCACAAATAATATATCCTCTTTTTATTACTCTATCAAATGTAGTTCCGTATGTTGGATAGTATTCTGGTGATGGTTCATCCTTCTTATTCATCACCATCTGTTTGACTTTTTCTATTTCAGTCAAAGTCATTCCACTATGATCCATCATCGGATGCGCAGACTTTTCTTTACCCATTGCAGAATTGTCTATGACCATCATCCAAAATATCCACACCAGACATACAATAAGTTTTCCAGCCGGTGTCATTTCAAAGTCCTGTAAACTGCCATCAGTTCTTCATCTGATGGATTTGTCGCTGAAGAATATCTCTTATGTCCCACTCTCATGAATGCTTTGATATCGGAAAAACTTGGATATATTGATTGTAAATTATGAAGTAGATGGTCAGGGTCTAAGTGACAAGATGCACATGCATTATCTCTTGCGAATACTCTTGTAGACCTTTTATATCTTTCACTTTGAACCAATACAGCAGAAAGGTCTTTCTCCATATATGTTATTCTATTATCCATGTCTGGCATGAGTAGAAAAATTAGATATACGAGAAGTGCAATGATGACGTAGATGAATGATTTGCTTGCGACAATCTGGTCTTTGTTCGCAAGTTCTATTTGCTGAACTTCTTCAACCTTTTTATCTATCTCTTCAATGTCGTGTTGAAGTATTTTTTGGTCTTTTCCGTTTGCTTGTGTTTTTTCTTGTTGTGCCATAATCTATTTCCTCCCCGCTTCATTCAACTTTTTAGTAATTTGTTGTTGGAACCACTTCAGTACAATAGGAATACTTACATTAGATGTAAGTCCAAACAAAAACCCGATGGGAAAACGATATTGAATATACTCTTGAAGTTGAGGAACATTTGTGAATACTATGGTAATCAACAAATATCCTGTAAGCGACATACCAATGTTAATTACCAGATCAAGTCCAACTAACCAACCATGCCCTTCGTATTTTTCTTTATTGTCTATTCTATAATTGAATAGAAAAATCCAAAATGATGAAAATGTAATAACTGCATACATCCACAAATCGGTAATATTAAATAAATCAACCATTTTCTTTTGTCTCTTTCTTTACCAACTTCAGTAAGTCAGCAGTACTGCCAACAAATAATGCATTAGTAATATTTTGAGCTTGGGTGACTTCCTGTCTATCTCCAGCATTTTCTAGTTTTTGTTTTTTTTGATGCAAATCCATTAATGTTTCTTGTGAATCGGTCATATTTTTGAGTAATTGACCAAACACTTCAAAGGCTCTAGGAGATTCTTCTGCTTTAGCAATTTCCAGAAGTTCTTCCATTGCATCTCTGCCTTTTTCAATTATGTCATAAAGATTTTCACGAGCATATTGAAAGTCATTATCTTTAGTATCATCACCATTTATAACAACAGGCACGTTATTATCTATAACTTGAACATTCATATCATTTTTGGGGGATTCTTCCCTTAGCTCAAGATGTTTTTCAATCCTTTGCTCCACTAATTTTTCAGTTTTCATTAACTATCTGTTCCAGCTACTGGATCATGTGTTTTTCCTTGAGGGAAAAATTCAAAGGTTTCACTAAATCCAAAGTCTTCATCTGTGATTGCGGTTGTATCTTCTGGAGCTACTGTAACTCTTGCCACAGTTGCACCAGCAGTAGAAGCTTCTTCTGATGCTTCCGTCAACAAACGTATTCTAGTGGAATCGTCAAATTCGTGACCATCCAATATCATAAAATTCTTACTATAAACTGTACTATCTTCTGACACAATATATATCGGTTCCGCTGCAGCGGCTTCTGACATAAGATGAGTATCTACTACAGAAGATGTAATAATCTTTGCATTGTCTACTACATTCGGATATAGAAACCCTTTCATAGAAAAGCTAAGTGTCCAGATGATAGAACGTCTTGTTGCAAAGTCACCTTCATATGTATCTTCACTAGAAACACTAGAAAGAACTAACGGAATATCCATTTTTACATCCATACCAGAAACGAGTTCCATTGTTATTGTGAACTCTGGTGTGAAAAATGGAAGCACTTGTTCTAGTATTTGTGTTCCATCCTCTGCATTTTTGACAAAGATGTAAAGAGAAAAATCATAATTATAAGGAACAGGATTGTATTGTTTTTTGAGTCCGGTAGTTCCAGCTTTAACATTTCGCCCAAGTGTATTGAGTTTCCTCGCACCATCATACGTCATAGATGTCAACTCAAATCCCATTCTTGGAACTGTGAGAGCAACAGCTGAATTGAGGCTTGGGTCAGAAGAAATCCGTGCTAACATCTTATCCTTCGGTCCGTAAGACAAAGGAATTTTCAGCACTTCAGTTACAGCATCAGAACTATTCGTTCTACGAACTTCTATGTTATTGAATAGAGTTCCAAATGCAACCACCATCTTTCTAGAAGTTTGATGGTAAAAATAAGTTCCAAACATTACGGATTCTCTCCAAACGGATTACTTTCAGAAAAATCAAATACTGAATCTGCATCAATTTCAAATTGCTTGTTACTTGATGTCTTATCAGTTGTTCCATCATCCACCGACTGTAACGTAGTAGAAGTTTCATCTGTTGATTGCTGAACGTTGTATGTTCCAGTTGCTGTACTTGTTGCACCTGTCAGTATTTCAGATAGCGTAAATGAACCATTCATATTGATAAGATACAGATAACTTGTTACAGCATCCCATCGTGCAACTTCTCCTGTTATAGCAGATGTTGCTCCTGTAACAGTTTCACCGACTGTGAAAGTTCCCGATACACTAGATAATTCAAATGTGCGAACAAAAGATTGTTGTCTTTCCACTACATCTATGTCGTCAACTCCTGTATCCAATGCTTCATCGGAGTAAGTAAAGAGTTCACAAGTGAGGTCAAATGTGGGTAGCGCACCAGTTTGATAAAATGGTGTTTCGTGTTCAACAAAAGTTATCTGAAAGAGTTTATTGGTAAGCGGAAAATGAATCAAATCTCCCTCTTTTGGGCGAGTTCCTATATCCAATCCCTCCCAAGCTCTTCGTGCTAAAGAGAAAACAATCTGGTCTCTAATCTCAAGACCAAACTTTGAAATCAGATCACCTTCTCCCTCAAACCCATCAACAGATTTGACATACATTTCTATTGAATGAGCATCTTTGAATTCAGAGATGGAATCTTCACCAAGTATAGTATCTTCGTTTATCAGTGATCTAGGAATGTAAGAAACATCATGGCCATATACTTGTATAGATTCTGTAACAAGTGAATGTAAAAGTTCCTGTTCATTCTTCGCATCAAAATTACGAAAATATGAATTAGTAGCCATTCGTTATCCTACATAAAAATTAAGAGGTAACTCATATTTGAGTGATAATTCTTCTTCTAGTTTTTCTAGTTCACTATTCCCATCATCATAGATTTGTCTTCCATTCAATGTTACTCCGCCTGGCAATTGAATACCATCATATTTCATCAAATTCTGACCCCATTGTTTTTTGAACAAAGAGGTTGTATATTTTTTGAGAAAAATGTCATTAAAGATTTCCGTATATTCACTTCCATCTATTTTTTTCAGAACCATTACAACAACAGCATCTCCAATTTCTACTGCTGTATCCCAATCCATATCAATAAAAAGTTTATTTGTCAATCTATTAAAACGAATTTGTCGTGATTCAGCACCAGAAAATACCTGTGTTAGTAGAGAAAGATTCTGTCTACCCTGAACATACTCACTTATACCACCTCCTTGTTTGAGCAAGCCTGGTAGTTCATTTAAACGAAATTGATATTCAAAAGAAAACATATCATTTGATGACAATCCTTTACTTACTGGAAGAACATCTTGAACACCTATGATTGTATTGTCTACAGTCAGTGCTTTAGTATCAATGTTTCCAAATACAACGGCAGTTGCTTGTGTTCCATGAACTGTTCCAGTTGCTCCAGAAGTATCTCCTGTAACTGTTTCTCCTGAAACAAATGTATTAGCGGTTGTGTTAGCTGCACGAATACCGTTACCATCTTTGTGTGTTTTAAATGTTAGTACCGTTGAACTTGTTCTTTCGTGAACGATTGCTGTTGCATTTGATGAACCACCAGTAATTGTTTCTTCTGCTACAAATGTTCCTGTTGCTGAAGATGCGAAAGTAAGTGTACTTGGTGCTACTAGTTCAACTAAATACGCTTTTTCTGTTCCATCAAAATGATACTCTTGGAACATTTGAACGGACTCCGCAATCATGTCACTCATTTGTTCATCTGCAAGGTTTATATCGACAACTGGTTTGCCAAGTTTCCTGAGACAATATTCTTGTAATTCTGTTGTTGATGCTGGTGATGTTGCTGACATATTTTTTATCCGTTGTTAATTTCAGCAGAAGCTTCTACTGTGATAAGTCCTTCTACGAGTCGTTCTTTGATAGTTCCTCCACTCTGAGTAAAGGTTAAACTGTAGAAGTATTTTCCTTCAGTGAGTGCTGCTGTTTGCGTTGCCGTCAATGAAAAGGTACAGTTCGTACCAGAAACAGAAGTTGTAAATGATTGGAGAGTATTTGCGTAAGCGAAATTCTTTATTATTCCACCCGCAACCGTACCAGAGGAGATGGTCACGGCAGTAGAAGACGAACTTTCTGCGCCTATCGTCTTTTCAAAGGTAGCGCCTTGGTCTATAATGTAGTTCTGAGACTTCTTCTTTAGTGTCAACGCCATATTTTATCCGTTCTGAAAAACTATTTTGTATATATGTGAGTCAGAGCAAAGCATAAACTTTGGTCTGTTAGTATTTATCATCACACACATTTATAACAAGACGGATTCGGCCGTTACAGTATCTTTGTCTTTTCGTGTCCTATGCGGAGATTGGGGTCAACCCATACATCAAATCCTGCTTCTTTGACTCTCAAACAGAATTCTACGTCATCCCACACGAAATCTTCCCATCCGTATTGTGGCCACTCTTGTTTTCGTGGGTAGAAGTAAGGATATTTCATTTTCTCTATAACACCATACTTGACTAACATCCAACCCATACCAGTATAATCTGCTTTGAAGAGTTTTCCTTCTTTTTTATCTATGTTCTTCTGTAATAGAAAGGGATATCTCATCCATTGCTCAAAGAACTCTTCATCCATCGTTTCAACAGTTGCGTAGTTCGTATTGTCTGACATCTTGTAAATACCCGATACTATGTCTCTGTCGTGTTCTATAAGTTTGAAGAAATCCTCTGGTTCAAATACCATATCGGAATCAATCCACATAAGATAGTCATAATCTTTCTTACCACCAAATGGTTTTTGGTCTACTCCCAAATGCATCGACACACCAAGACACATAGTTCTTGCGTGGTAGATGTTACAGACGTAGTGCTGTGAGAGTTCGTAGGAGATGTTGTGTTTGGGAAGTTCACCGAGGAGTTTAGTCCAACATTGTAAAAATCTGCCGGAGTAAGATGCTCCGGGCAGACAGAATATAATTTTCATAATTTTTCACTTGGTTGTTAATGATATTTGTTTTTCTATGCGTCTTCTAGTGCTTTTACTTTTACTGAAAGTTCTTGAACTGCATTGGTTAATGCTGGAATTATTCGTACATAATCCATCGCAAGTTTTGGATCATCGGGATCTTCTTCATCATTAGTTGGATCAATATGTTCATTCGTACTATAAACTGCTTCGGGGATTATAGGCTTTGTGGTTTGAGCTCCAAACCCTATTTCATGAACACCTCCTCTATCATACTCAATAGGAACTAATTGATTAATCTCCGATAATCCGTATG